AGCTCTAAGTATTCTGTCTCTGTAACCTCTTGATACGGAGCTTGCTTATAAGAGTGATCAGAATGCGGCAAGAATGAGATTCCTGATACTTCATCAAAATGTTTATACACCCAAGCCCCTACCTCCATCCATTCTTCTTCTTTTACAGATACGGTAATAGATGGCTTATGTTCACACCATGCTCGCTGATAAACCAACCATGTGTTCAAATGATCAATTGCTGTAAGGTCATTACGAACAATTGCACCTTCTGGTGCTTTTACAGGGAATGAAAAAACATAAGTATCATTAGGCTTCATAAAATCATCTTCTACTGGAATTCCTACCTCTTTCAAAAATGTAGACAGGGGATCTTTCTTATCTCCACGAACTGTACGAATGTAATATTCTGAATGCCAAGGATGCATCCCTGAAGAGACTCCTACAAGTTGCGAGACTGTTCCAGATGGCTTTACACAAGTGATAGCAGTAGACTCATTAATGCCAATCTTTGCTGCCTCCGCCTTGTTTGTCTCTCTAGCATATTCACGAAGATCTTCTAGAGTCTTTCCAAGCTCGTTTAGATTTTCTTTTCCAGAGAAAAATGTGTTTCCAAACTGTCCAGTCAAAGAGACTCCTAGCAGACGCTCTTCTTCTGTATTGTCTTTCCAAATTTTACGTAGATACTTAAAATCTGTAAGCGTTGATTGCCATGTTCCTAGAATAGTTGCTAATCTTACTTTTTCTGCTACTGTCTTTGCAGTATCGTTTTCACGAATTACAACTTCGGATAGATTACAGAACTGATAAGGTCTAAGGATAATTTCTGAGCATGGGTTAGTTCCATAGTGGATTTCTGGATCTCTGCGCCCCCATCGTGCTGCCTGCTTCTGAGCAGCCGCCACATTGTAAATACCACGCTCTCCTGATTTTGAGTCATACAGGTTCTTCCATTCTGCAATAAACTGTTCCATTTCTGGTTTACGAGAATATGCTACTGAATTATTTGATAGAGCTCGTTGTGAATTATTTTCCCACCAATTGCCTGACTTTGCTGCTGCCATCTCAATGTCATTGATGTTTGAAAGAGATATCATCGCAGAACGACGAACTCCGCCAACGACAACGATTTCACCTATCTTACACATTATATCGTGTGCTTCAATAGGTTTCAATTGACGACCTGCTGCTGCTTTAAACTTTGCAATTGTAAAATCAAAAAGGTTAATTAATGGCTGTGGACCTGAAGAACGGCCACCCATTGTCTTGAGACGTGCACCTGCTGGACGAAGCTTTGAAACATCAACTGCAGGAATTTGTCCTGCCCAAAGCATTGCAAGAAGTTCACGGTATGCTTTTGCCCAACCAGTCTTTGAATCTTCAACAACTATTACTGTTGTAGACTTTTCAAATGATTCTGGGACGGCAGGAAGCTTGTTAACATACTTATACTCAACAGAGAATCCAACACCTGTTCCACACATTAAGATATACATGGTTTCATCAAATGATCGTGGATTATCAACTGGAACAAATGAGCAGTTGTATCCTGCAACATGGTCTCTGTCAAGAGCAGCACCTGCAGTCATTACTGCTCTCATTGAAGGCATTACATTTCGGTTATATACTGCATCTTTCATTTCCTTCAAAAGATTCTCATCTGGAGTGTATCCATGATTTTTTCCAAGATGATTCAACATGAAGTCAAAATATCGATCTACAGTTTCACCCCAAGTTTCTCTGCGATTCTCATCTGGAATCCATCTTGCGTATCGGGATAACGCAATAAAATTCTCATAGGGGTTTTCAATAACTCTTGACATGTATAACACCTTTTCTCCGCCTTGCGGTTAAATTAAAAAATTAGATAGAGTCTAATTCTAGCAAACTTTATTTCTGAGGGGAAGAGGTTTAAGCAAACTTTTTAAATATGTGATCAAATGCGTTATTGGTCAACTGCAACCAGTTATATTCTTCATGAATTTTAGTTGACTGAGCGTAATAATATCCAGCATAAGCATTAAAGTTAATAGCAGCATCTCTCATAAGTTCAAGTAGATGTTGATAGTCTGGTTCAAAAACTTTTCCTTCATGTGGAAATTGCCAAGGAGAATCTACTAATCTTGACTTTAACTTTAATGGCCCCAAATAGTTTTCATAATGTGCCCAACCACTTGTGCAAATTGTTGGCATTCCTGTAGCTAATGCTTGTAAAGGAATAAATCCAAAACCTTCCCCATAACTCGGATATATTAAAACATCGTGATCATGATATAGTTTTACTAGTTGACTTATATCTAAGTCATCTGTTATAATCTTTATATTATTATATATATCATTTGGTAAACCTAATATATTCTTATCTATATAATTATTATATATTCTAGTAGTATTATGTTTATAAGCTTTAATTGTAAGACGAAACCCCTTGTCATTACCAAACAATTTAGTAAAAGCATCAACAGCCATCTGGCCCGCCTTCCGTGGCGCAGGTTCTCCAATATGCAAAAACTTCAATACGTCATCGGGGCGGCGTCGGCGGGGCGTCCAAATCTTTTCTATTCCATGCGGAAAAACACGAACATTCTTTAATCCGTTATCTTCAAAAACATTTGCACACCAATCAGAAGTTGTCCAGATTTCATCGACATAACTTAAGTTTTCTTTCCATGTCTCAGGCACAATAGTTGATTCCCATGGAGTATAACTGATTTGATATTGATTTCTATGAAGCTTGAAAAAAGTTGGTTGTGAAAAGTTTAATTGAACTGGAGATTTAGGATCTTGGAATGGCACATTGTGACCTAATTCTTTTAATGAATTAACTATATGAATTCCCGCATAACCGTATCCGTTATTGTTTTTTAAGTTAATTATCGGTGTCGAGAATGAAATATCCATATTATTTTCTGGTCAACTAGCTTGACAGGGTTTGTCAAACAATGTTATGATTGTAGTTCGTTATCTCTAAAGGAGGAAATGCCAATGGAGAATATCAAACAAAAGCTGAGCGATGTTGCTCATAGTTGGACTGTTATAGGAATGATAACATTATTTCTATTCGGTGTCCAGCCTGAAACAATGACGCCAGCAAAAGCTTTGGTTGTAAAACCAGAGACAAAAACAGAAGCACAACTGAAGAAAGAAACGCTGGAAAAATTCAGCAACACTGTGTATAAACCTTCAGAAATGCTTACCGACAAAGAGTTGCTGCAACTACTCAAGTCTGTAGGTTTTGAAGGTAAAGCCCTTAAACTGGCTTGGGCCGTAGCAAAATCGGAGTCCAACGGACGACCAATGGCTTATAACGGCAACAGGAAAACTGGAGACAGTTCCTACGGAATTTTTCAGATCAACATGCTGGGAAACCTTGGCGATGATCGCAAAGAGAAATTCGACCTGAGATCAAATGTACTACTTTTTGATCCAGTAATTAACGCAGAGATAACGTACCACATGACCCAGGGCGGAGAAAACTGGAGTTCATGGTCATCCATTAAAAATGGGGCAGTTAGCAAATGGCTAACTAAGTACCCTAATCAATAGAAATGGAGAAAGTCATTGAGGATACAAGTAGTATCTAGATATTTGGCTTTAGCAGAAGAGGGCCTTGTTCCAAAGGTTGAATGTCCAATGGATCAAGGCCTTCTAATGCCTAATCAAGACTTAGATGATAAAATTTACCTATACTGCCTTTCTTGCGATTACAAGAAAGTTATAGGATTGGACTTTTATGGAAGAATGGAAGAAGCAATCAGAAATACAAACTGATGGCGGTAAGATAGAAGAAACTGACGCTATGGGTAGAGAAAAATTTTGGGAGGATATAGGTAGACCATGACTGAAGAAATAGAACAAAAGCAAGATCTAGCAGAAAACCTTGATATGGTTAATTACATTATGCTCCATCGTATTTATGATGTTATGACTATTATTGCCAGTAAATTAGTTGGTGCAGAGGAAGTAGATAAAATGATTAAATATCATGATCAAGGGTATCTTTTAGGTCCTGCCCCATCATATACTCCACAGGAAGAAAATGAATAAGTTATATATCGATCAAATTACTCGATATATGAATAATGCAAAAATAGAATTTCAGAATTACTATGATGACCAGGCTATGGCAACTGGAGCTTTAAGGTGGATGGTAGCAAGGCTAGAAAAAGAGCTAGGAAATTGCCACGGCGTCGAAAACGGAACTTGCTACTTCTACTGGAAGCATGAAGACTGCAACCGTCTAATGGCCCTTCTAGCCGATTTAACAGGCAATGAGAAATATTTACCAAAACCCATGAAAGGTAATTCCTGGGATTAAAAAGTAGTTGACTTAAAAAATATAATATGTGATACTTAGATCTGCACGGGTCGTAGCATCCCACCGTTTGCTCCTCGTGCTTACGCTTCGGCGTAGCAAGTCCCAATCGGATCCGCCTCTGGTTGGGATTTGTCCTTTTATAAGTGAAATTGCATCGCAATTGCGAAAAATAAGTGCGAAATGAAGTGCCTCGGCGGAAGAGAAGAACGGTATAATATTAACATGGCAGTAAATCATGGAATTATTCAAATTGGCCCTACAGCTACGTCCCTTAGCAATTGGCATATTCAAAGATCTGAATCATCTTTGATCATTAAGAACATTTCCTTTAATAACGTCTATATCGGCGCTGGCCATGTAACCACTAGTAACTATGGATTTAGGCTTCTGCCTGAACAGACTCTAAGTATTACACTTGGCCCATATGATGAAATATTTGGCATAACAGATTCTTCGGCGGAAGTTTCGATATTGGTATTGGAGAACTAATGGCTACATATATTAATGCTACTTCGGGAATACCACAGTATTCTCCTTCTACTCCCGCCTCATTTGGATTTGATGCATTTGGTAGAACTAAAGTCTCTAATCCATATACACTCTTTGATGTTCAACATAGATATCAATCAGGTGATGAATTTAGCGATATCACATCAGGTGGAGCATCAGTATCATATTCAGTAAATGAATCTACAGATCTTCTCAATGTGGGAACGGCATCTGGAGATAAGGTTTATAGAGAGTCTAAGAAATGTTTTCCATACCAGCCAGGAAAAGCTTTAACAGTTATGCAAACCTTTGTCATGGCTCCAGCTCAGACGGGGCTTCGCCAAAGAGTTGGCTATTTCTCCCGTCAAAATGGAGTATATCTACAACAAAGTGGCAGTACTGTTTCAATTGTTCGTAGAACATATACAGGTGGATCACTTTCGGAAGAAACAGTAAATCAGGCAAATTGGAATGTCGATACAATGAATGGACTTGGTCCTAGTCGACTAGTTTTAAATTTAACTAAAGCACAGATTCTATTTATGGAATTTGAGTGGCTTGGCGTAGGATCAGTCAAAGTAGGATTTGCAATCAATGGGCAGTTTATTACTGTACATCAGTTTAATCATGCTAATATCTTAGATAAGGTATATATGACTACTGCTACTCTGCCGCTTCGATATGAGATTGAAAATACAGCAGCTACTTCAACTACCAGCACATTGAGACAGATATGTGCAACGGTTCTGTCAAATGGTGGATATGATAGAAAACCAGAGGTATGGTCTGCTTCTCGTAACACACTATTTCAGAACGTTGGCACAACCTTTGTTCCACTTGCTGCAGTGCGATTGATCGAGGGCAGAATGGATTCTGTAGTGCAGATCGCAAGACTAAATGTAGCTACAACAACTAATAATTTATTCGAATATGCACTTTTTAGAAATCCGACGCTAACTGGCGGAACATGGATTCAAAATACGCCAACACAAGATACTGAATACAATGTAACTGCAACAGCTATGGATGGCGGAACAATAGTGCGTAGAGGATTTTTGGCGGGATCGAATCAAAATAACGCAGCAACAGATCTAGAAATAGATAATGGCTTTGATCTTCAATTAGGTAGAACTAATGCAGATTCTCCCGTATCTGATGTATATTGCCTAGGTATAAGAACAGTATCATCTACAGGTGATGCTATAGGTTCTATACAATGGCATGAACTTATTTAATTCCCGCCCCAAATTTGCTGGACTACTAGGATTCGAACCTAGGACCTAGAAGTTAACAGCTTCCCGCTCTGCCTGCTGAGCTATAGTCCAATATTGTAGTCGACTAGAATTATTGTTTAGGATTCTTTATAAACATAAAATATAGGACCCATAGTGTAAGTCCAAGGAATAATATTTTATCCACTATCCCGCCTTTTTTTGTTTTCTAAAATGTGTTCTTTCTCTATGACAATATGAACA